CCCGGCCTTGTACTGGCAGGGCAGGCAGTCCGCTCCGGACGCCACGAGAGCATCAGGCTCCTCCTCCATGGTCCCCAGCAGGATGTGGGCCTCCATGAACGCGGGGATGGCGCAAAGGGTGGCACCACAGATACGACCCGACGTGACGTTCATGATGGCGTCGTCGGAGAAGGTGTCGCCATCCAGGACGCTGCCCTCGGAGTCCTCCATCTGCATGGTGGCCGAGTCCACGTCGACAGAGACGCCACGGATGCCCTGCTCGGACAGCAGGCCCACGGCCTCGTCAGCCTCCGGCGTGGAGAGCATCTGACCGCGAGCCTTGATGAGCCCGTCCTCACGCCAGATCTCATCAATGCGTCCCACCACCACGGAGCCGTCGTGGCCCGCGCTGTTGACCTTCTGCCATGCGAGGGGCAGGGGCAGGTCGCGCCAGGTGAGCGCGTCGGCGGCGAACTTCCGGTTGTCACCGGACAGCATCCCCTCCGGGGCGAGCACGCCGTACCAGGGGATGGTGAGGTCGTCGTCGTCCCCGACCATGTCTACCACTTCGGCGTCGGCGAACTCTGTGAGATCCAGAGTGTCGGTCATCGTGATTCCCTTCTCGGGGCTACTGGCCACCAATGATGCCGCATCCGCGTCACTTCTGATCGACACGATGCACCGGCAGTTGATCCACAACTCGATGGGAGCGGTCATGTCGCCGGGGCGGTCCATCTTCACCCCACCGACCTCGAACTTCTCGTTGAGCGCGACGGTCTGACCGCTGGCCTCACGGTGCGTGGTGCGTACCCGGTCGTCGTCCATGTCGACCCAGACCTTGGTGACCTCACCGTCGCCGGAGTCGATGGCCGCAGCGAGCGTGCCAGCGGAGATCAGCGCGGCAGCGATGGAGCCCGCGATGGCGTCAGGGTCCGACTCCTTGGTGACCTTCTTCAGCGTGCTGGCCAACTGCTTGCGGAACGCGGCGGTCTCAGAGCGCAGGCCAGGCCCGCCACGGTTGCCGGACTCCTGTCGGTAGCGGGCCGCGAGCATCCGCACCGCACGGGCCGTCAGGGCGTCGGTCCAGCCCTTCTCGCCGCGATGCCGGATGGCGTACTTCACCGAGCCGAGCAGCGCCGCCATCGCCTCCTCCAGCGCAGGGCGGAGCCGACTGGCGTACTCCTCGACGTCGGCGACGTACTCCACTAGACGACCGGGTTCCGGACGGAAGAGTGGGTGAGATAGCGGACCATCAGCGTCGGGTCGTGCTCGACCTGCGCGGTGAGCAGGTGACGGGCATACTCGTCCAGCGCCCCCTGGACGGCTTCCTTCTGCTCGAACGGCAGGCCACGGAGTAGGCGTGGGGCGCAGGACCAGGCGTCGTCCAGGAGGGCGTCCAGGTCGCCGGGCTTGGTGGTGGTGTGCAGGTAGATGTCAGCAGCGTCCACCCCCACTGGCCGGAAGTTCTTCCGTGACCGGATGCGGTTGCCTGCCCGCTCCAGCGCCCGGAACACCATGGCGTCGCAGGAGGCTGCGAGCCCCACGTCGAGAGCGGCAGCGTCGGGGATGGGTGGCAGTTCCCGTACCGGGTGGTCCTGGAGCGACGGGTCCGGGCGGGACTCCCGTGGCGTCTCGTTGTCCAGCGGAACCGCCACCACCAGCGGAACACCCAGAGCCTCCAGCGCGGCCTGCACCTGCTCCGGGGTGGCGGAGCCCGAGGCCACCTTCATCAGCAGCCAGCGCTGCCGCTCCTCATCGTCCGGTGCGTCCTCGTGAGTGAAGCCCGTCTCCCGGAGAAGGGTCTCCGACTTCAACTCACCACGGTCGTACAGTTCGATGGCTTCCTTGGAGCGGTTGGGCCGCATCCGCATCTCGGACGTGTCGTACCGGACGACGTCGTTGGGGTCCTTGGTGACGGGCCGGATGTACTGGATGCTGAGGGAGTTGGCGATGGTCTCTGCCGCAGGCTCGATGTGAGCCTTGATGGAGGACTCGTCGATCTGCCACATCCCCCAGTGGTTCATCCCACCCGAGCCGGTGATGACCTCCATGGGGAGGTTGAGGCCGCGACCCAGACGGGTGATGGCGTCGTTGCGGATCTCGATGACCTTCTCGTCCAGTTCGGACCAGAACTTCAGGAGGTTCGCCTTGTCGACGAACTGGTCGGGGACCATCATCACGATGGGAGCCTGCGAGGCGGCGGTGCCGGGGTTGGCGATGGCGGTGGTCATCGCGTCGTACAGAACCTGCATCACCTTGTCGGACTCGGACGCCCCTTCCGGCAGGACGTAGCCCTCCGGGGTGGGGAACGTGAGCCCTTGGGGGAGGAGCAGGATGCCGGAGCCGATGAGGCGCGAGATCAACTGGGAGGCGATGTGGGCGTTGCCGCCCTCGATCTCCGCGAGGGGCGCGAAGCAGGAGAGGACCGGCGAGTTGGCGAGGAAGCGTTTCTTCGGGTGGGGGGTATGGATGCGCAGGACGTCTTCGTCGTCGGCGATGGTGACGTTGGGCTTGCCGTCGTCATACTCGATCACCCAGCGTGTACCGAGGTGGCGCATCTCCTGGATGCCGACGACCTCCCACCGGTAGTCGAAGATCTCGTCCCGGTTCTCGCGTGGTCCACGTCCGACGATGTAACACTCCCCCACCACGAAGAGGTGGATGCCGATGGCCTTCATCGCCTCTGACTGGCCTTCGGGTCCACCGAACAGGTCGGCGAGCAGGTCGACCGCTGGCCCCGACTCTTGGGTGTCGAAGTTCCGTCCGTCCCGCTTCGCCATATAGAGGCGGGTGCGGGAGAGCGCGGCACCGAACCAGTTGGCGGCGTACTGGAGTTCTCCGACGACGTCGAAGTAGTGCCACGCCTGGTCCTGCCAGGACTGGTAGGGGGAGCGCTGCGTGGCGGGTCGCCCCGGAGGCAGCATCTGGGTCGCAGCCGCGACCAGTGAGTTCGCCGTCGGTGTCGCCACCGTTGCCGTCCGAGGACGCGGCATCTAACCCTCCCTATCGCTGGCTAATGCCATCTTCGTCATGGAAGACCAACCAGGAGACGATGTAAGACGTCGCCATCCAGCCGTTGAGAACCCACCATGTCCAGTGCAAACCTGATACTACGGCCCAGGCTCCCACGACAAGAGTGATCCATGGCGCAGCACACCACAAGCACTCGGCGAGTTTCGACCAACTCCCACCCTTGGTGACCACCACCCACTTGTCTCTCGCCCACTCCACCGGAGGGAAGTCGTCAGCGGTCCAGAGTCTGGTGAGACGTCCAGCGGAGAAGATGCCGACGATGACAGCCACCCACCAGGGGATGCTGTCGAGGATGGTGATGAACTCGTTCATGCGGTCCTTCCGTACCTCTCCATGAACTGGCTGGGCGAACTAATCGTCGCAGGCTGGATGGACACCGACAGTGCGGTGACCCCGTGCACCAGCGCGTCGAGCCGGTCAGGTGACGGCTTCCCCGGCACCCAAGAGGTCAGTTGGTCCTCCAGCGCTTCGATGACCCCGACGTGGTGGACGCGCTGCTTCTCGTACAGCGCCACGATGGGGTCTGCCCGGATGGCCTTGCCACGCCGTGACGTGACAGTCTCGACGCGGACGGACTCGGCCCGCTCCTTCATCTCCGACTCCAGCACGGAGCGCACCATGTCGCCGCCGTAGTTCTTCTCCGCGACGATGTAGTCGGCGGTCCACTTGTCGACCAGGCCCAGCGCTCGCTGCGCCCAGCCGTTCGGGCTGTACTTCCCGGAGGCGTCCTCCAGGATGTAGAACTCGGAGCCCTTCGAGCCGACGACGATGATGCCGGTCTCGTCGGAGCGGGATGTGGCGGTGCCAGCCGGGTCGATGGCGACCACGAGGCGGTCCATTTCAACGGTTGAAACCTCCCGGACGCGGGCGAACTCGATCATGTCGTTGTTCCACAGCGCGCCCTCCACGTCCTGGAGGATCTCGCCGTGGATCTCCTGACGGCCACGCCGCGTCCCCTCGTACTCCTCCAGCACGGTGGAGGCGAACTCGGAGTCCAGGTTCTTGATGTTCGCGTAGGTGGAGACGACGGTGGAGACAGTGGTTGGGCGGAGCACCAGTTTCTTCAGCCACGGCACGGGTAGAGGGGTGGTCGTGCAGAGGATCTTCGGGCGGAACCGCTCGCGCTTCAGCCGCAGACCCAGGCTGAGGTTGGACCACACGTCGTCGATGAGCGGCATGTGGGCGGGCTCGTCGAGCCAGGCGTCGTAGTGCTGTGGACCACGCAGACGGTCAGGCTCCTCAGCCGAGTAGGTGTAGCCGATGGCACCGTTGGGCCAGGTCAACTTCCGCTTCGACGGCTCCCAGGTGGGACGCTTCCCCGGCTTCGACTTCCGCAGGATGCCGGACTCCCCCTCCACCATCACGTCACGGGCAGCGGGGCCGGTGGGCGCGATGAGGGCGACGAGCGGTGACACCTCGACGCGGCGGTTGATCCACTCAGTGCCGGT